CGCTCGGTGGGCCCGTGGGCGGCGTGGTAGACGAGCACCTCCAGCACATCGACGTTGCCCGAGTAGGCCGTGCCCCCGCGCTGGTAGGTGTTCACGCTCAGGTAGGCCGTCAGGTTGGCGTTGCCCAGGTCCCCCGCGAACGACGCCTTCAGGGTGCCGTCGAGGTAGGAGGCCGCGGTGTCGCCGGCCCCCGCGTCGCTGGCGTCGACCGCGAAGCAGAACACCCCGTAGGCGCTGGTCGGGAACTGCCCTGCGACCCCGGCGATGGTCGTCTGGATGCCCCGGTTCACCTTGAGGGCGTCCGACGGGGGCGAGGGGGCGTAATAGGCGTATTCGGTCGCGATCGAGGTGCCCGTGCTGCCCCCCGACCGCGACAAGAACACCGACTCCGAGCTGACCTTGCCGATCAGGTAGGTGGTGGAGACCAGCCCCGAGGCCAGGGTGTCGAGGCCGTCGAGGGCGGTGTTGGCGACCAGGTGCACGCCCCCCAGCGCCCCGCCCGGGCCCAGGTTGGTCTGGTAGGTCGGGCGCGCGGCGTTGGTGGTCTGGACGAGATCGTGTCCGCCGATCTCGTCCACCACGCGGCCCACGGGGTCCCCGGGCGACGCGACCGGGGTAGTGCCGTCGTGGTCCTGGAACAGCGACGCCAGCCGGCCAAAGCGCCAGCGGGCGGCCAGGCTGTCCAGCGGAGGGGCTGGATCGGGCGGTGGCGAGGAGCCAGCGCCCACCAACCCCCCGCGCACCGGCCCGAGGGCTCCGGCTCCCCCGGGCCCGACGACCAGCAAAGGCGGCCTCACAGCACCGCCGCGCTGAAGCCGATGTCAGAGCCAGCCGCCTCGGTGCAGGTGCCTGGCGTGGTGGACGACACCCAACGGATCTGGGTGGCGCAGGCCACGGGCACCACCGGCCGCCAGCCTACGGTCGCCCCCGCGGGGACGTAGAGCTGGTCGACGCAGGTGTCCCCGTTGGCGGGGGCGCTCGCCTTGTCGTGGATCTGGAACCAGACAGCATCGGCGCCCTTGTTCCAGACGGTGACCTCGAAGAGCGAGCCCGGGGAGGCCTTGATGGAGCCGACCCGCGCCCCGGTCTTCTGCCGGACGGCGGCGAGGTCGGGGGGGCCCTCGGCCATGATGCGGGCCTTGATGTTGCCGCTGGCGTCGCCTTGCAGCTCGACGGTGTCACCGTCCGTCGCGACGGGCGGGGTCAGCTTGTAGCGGAGGCGGATGAGCCAGGAGAGGACGTCGAAGGGGAACGCCATGGGGGTCCTTGGTGGTGGGTGCCCTGGCTCAACGGGGAGCGCGGGGCTGGTGCGAAGCGCGCGGTGGCGCTTATCCGCTCATGGAGCGAGCATGGGCAGATGGGATTTCGATTCAGAAAAAGTTTTAAGGTCCTCCCAGATGTAAAAATAAACCTAAGTACCAGGGGAGTATCGACCTCGCTCGGGGCAAAAGGCTTTTCCATCAGCGTGGGAAGCCGTGGGGTGCGCACAACTGCGAGCATCCCAGGCACTGGCATGTCATGGACCTCGCGGATCTCAGGAGGGGCGGCGCGATCTTCGGGCAATCACCAGCAAGAAGCTCAGAGACAGGTTTGGACAGGGGAACCGCCAGCGAGGGAGCCGGATGGCAAGGCGCTATCAATCGCGCTGATGCTTCTCGGAGGCTTCTTCGTCGTGCTTGCCAGCGCCATCCTCTGGACCTGCGTGATCTTTACGTCGTGATCAAGGCCGGTAGACGATCCCCTTGAAGCTCCGCTTGGCGTGGATGGTCTGGGCGATGGGGGCGCCGCCGGGGCCATTGACCTGCACCAGGAAGGTGTGGCTCACGCTGCTCTGGGCCACGAACTGCCCCCGGAGCACCATGGGCACCTTCGCCGTGGCGTTCTTGGGGCAGACGACCATGTTGGTGTTGGAGATGGCGGCGATGGCCGTCTGGTCGTTGGTCGCCAGCCGGAGCTCGAACTCGTCGCTGGCGCTGGCGAGCCCCACCGAGATGATGGCCGAGATATCGACCTTGTCCCCCTCCTGGAGGGCCACCGGATCAGACACGAACCCGCTGTTCTGCCAGGTCCCGTCGCTGTCGACGTTCAGCGGCGAGCCGCTCTCGTAATAGTCGATGAACGAGACGATGTGGTTGGGCGGCTTGATGATCGCTGCGTTGAGCCTCGGCTGGTCGCCTCCGAAGCCCCCGAGCGTCACCAGCGGGGAGGTGACGTTCAGCCAGTACCCCGTCGCCGTGGTGCTGTTGTAGGCAAACCCCGGAATATCCGCAGGCAGTAGCGGCGCTGAGACGTACATGAAGAGCCCGAAGGCGTTGGGGGTCGCCAGGCACAGCGCCAGGTCCTTGAAGGCCGGAGAGTTCAGGTTCTTCAAGGCCGTCGTGGTCGCCACCGAGCGCAGCAGCTTGACCCCGTCGGCCATGGTCAGGGTCTCCAGGGCCGACACCTTCACGAGCAGGTGCTGCGCTCGATCGGCGGCGCTCTGGAACGCCTCCTCGATGTTCGCCTCATTCAGCTCTTCGCCCGTCTCCAGGCTGCGTTGTGCGGGAAACGATCCGGAAACGCCCGTCAGGTCCTTCATGAAAGTGTCGCCTTTCCAAGACGCAAATTGCAGCTTTCTCCGCCCACGACAGATCCGTCCCCGACCGAAGACCCGTCTCCGACGACGGGGCCGTCTTCGGTCTGGATGCGAAGGAAGACGCGGGCATGCGGTGGCACCCACGAGGCCGTCACCTCTCGCAGGTTCCGCACCTGTCCGACGAGCATCGAGGAGCCGACCGTCTTCCCCGCGCCGACCTTCGTGCCATCCCCCACCAGCGGGCCAGGGCCCCACGGGTGGCTGTCCTTGGGCAGGTAGACCCAGGCGTGCCACTTCTTCGATGGGAACCACTCGCCCTTGTCGAAGACCTGGAACGAGGGGAAGCCGAACACCTCGAAGATGGCCACCAGCCCGGTCTTCGTGTCGCTGAAGGCCCGCCGGCCCCAGGCCGTCCGCAGACGCTCGCCAAAGCGCACGTCGTCCTCGTAGACGAAGGCCGTGGCCCGGGCTTCCTGCCGCTCCTCGGCGATGGCCGCCAGGGCGTCCGGCGAGGCGAACGAGGGGAAGCGCAGCTTTACCCCCTGGCGCACCGTCTCGGTGACCGCATCGAAGGTCACCGCCACCGCCCGCAGCCAGTCGCCGCCCGCCCCCTTCGTGAGCCAGCGCGGGGCGCCCGCCGCGGTCGAGTCGAGCCAGCCGAGGAAGGGCATCAGACGTAGACCGGGGTGAGGGTGAGGGTGGGCACGGCCACGCTGGTGGCTCCGAGCGGGGTGTCGGTGGCCGGCGAGCTGAGCAGCACCGACTCCACGCCCGGGGTGTCGTCGATGGCGGCGATCAGGTCGCTCAGCCGCACCGTGCCCCCGATGGGCAGGTCGCCGAAGATCTCCAGGAGCTTGTCGGTGGCCTGCGTCAGGGCGGCGCCGCTGTTGGGGTGGCTGGCCAGGATGCGCACCGTCCCGGTCACGGCCAGCGAGGTCTCGCTGGCGTTGACCGCCTCGACCAGGACGCACAAGGGGCGCCAGGTGTCGAGGTAGGCGTTGATGCCCGCCAGCGTCGGGCCCGAGAGCGCCCCGGCGGCGCCGGCGACCACCACCCGCACGGCGCCGGGCTCGGGGGTGTTCTCCAGCACCTTGACCCGGGTGACCTCGACCGAGGCCTGCCGGGCGTAGGTCGCCCACCCGTCGTCGTTGGCCGCCGGGCCCACCGTGCCCCACTTGCCCGCGTTGCGCTTTTGCAGGCTCGCGTCGCTCTCGATGTTGGCCCCTTGCACCGAGACGGTCGAGGCCAGCACGTCCATGCCGGCCAGCGGGGTCTGCAGCGCAAGCTGGTTGTCGGGGGCGTTGTAGGCTGCCCCGGGGGACTCGGCCTGGATAGCGAGGATGATGGTGTCCGGGTAGGTGAGCGTGTCCCCGGTGGTGTTGCGGTAGCGCTTGCCGTTCCAGACAAACCAGAGCTGTCCGACCGTGATCGTGTAGGGACCGGCGAGGGCGCTGCTCAGCCCGAGCTGCACCTGCCCCCGGGCGAACGTCGCCCGCCCGCGCTCGTTCTCGTAGACCTCGCGGGCGAGCTGGGTGAGCCACTCGCCCGTGGAGTAGCGGTTGAGGCCCCCCTTGGCGATGAGCGCGACCAACTGGCCCACCTTGACCAGGCCGCGGGCCACCAGCCGGGCCATGGTGCGCGCCACCCCGCCCACCTGCCACGAGGTGACGGGGAAGCCGGCCGCCGCGAGCAGACCGATAAACATGTCGGTCAGCTCGTCCTCGGAGGGGAGGGTGAGCAGATCGTTGAGGGTGAGGGCCATGGTCAGGACACCGCCAGCAGGTCGACCGATAGCTCGGACACGGCCACGGTCAGGGTGAAGGGGCCCTCGGCCGTCTCGACGGCGAGGGTGAAGCTCAGGCGCTGGGAGATCGTGTCGAAGGTCAGCCGAGCTTTGGCCGACTGCACCCGTTCCTCCTTGAGGACCTCGCCCTCCAGAGCCTTCTGCCAGGCCCACCGCTGGGCGGTGTCGCTGCGCCTGCCGACCCAGGCTTGCACCTCGATGCCGTAGTCGGGGTCATCGATCAGCGAGTCGCGAGGGGTCTGGAACCGGCGCATGATGGCCTGCACCAGCGCCCTCCGCCCGCTCACCAGCTCGAAGGTGGGCGAGAGCCCGTCCGGGCCGCAGTCGATGTCGTCGCCGAAGAGGGGAGGCATCAGGGGTTGGTCTTCAGGAGAACGGAGAGCTTGCCTTGCAGCGACGGGGCGCTGTCGGGCGCCAGCACCACCCACACCCGCACCCCTGCCCCGCCCCCGACCGCACTGTGGGCGGCCACCGAGGCATCCACCGAGGCCCCGAGCCCCGACAGCGCCCCGTCGTAGCGGTAGACCTCGGCGGGTCCTGCGGAGAGGTCCGCCTCCAGGGCGAGGGCGGCGTCCAGGGGAGCCAGCGTCAGGTCGAGGGCGGCCTGCAGCGCCACCGACAGCGCCGCCAGGGCGTCGACGGCGAGCTGCAGTGTGGTCTTCAGCTCGGCCAGCACCGCCAGCACCGCCCCGAGGGCGAGCTGCAGCGCGGCGCCGAGCTGCACCAGCGCCTCCAGCACCAGGTCGAAGGCGGCCACCTTGGCCTTCAGGTCGGCCACCAGGGCCAGCGAGGCGCTGAGCTGGGCGCCGAGGGCCACGCTGGGCACCAGGGCGGCCAGGTCCACCTGCACGCTGGCCACCGCCGAGATCAGGCCCGTGATGGCGGCCGTCGGGTCGCTGAGGGACACCTGCAGCGAGGCCGAGGCGTCGAGGGCCGCCTGCAGCTGCACCTCCAGGTCCGCCAGGGCCGCCAGCCGGATGGCCGCCTTGGCGCTCGCCAGCGCGTCGAGGTGGGCGGCCAGGGCCACGTCGAGCTTGCCCTCGGCCTGGGCCACCAGCTCGACCCCCGCGGCCGCCTTGGCCCTGACCTCGGCCACCGCCTCCAGCGCGGCCTGGGCCGCCGCCCGCAGCGACGCCAGGGCCCCCCGAAGCGGGGTGAGCACGGCCACAAAGCCGGGGAAGGCCTCGGCCAGCGAGACCGAGCCGCAGAAGGTCGTGGCCACGTCAGCCCTTCACCTTGGCGTTGCCGGTCAGGATGGTGCCGAAGAGCTGCGGCTGAGGCACGCCGTTTTGAAGCCAGAGCACCCCGTAGGGAACCCCTGGCATCAAGGGCGCCGCCGGGCCTGGCGGAGGCACAAATTGAACGAAGACCGTGGGCCCTCCGACCGAGACCATGTCGCCCAGCCGCGCCACCTGGCGCCCCGCCTCGTCGAGCACCACCTGCGGCGCGGCCACCGTCACCTTCCCGCTGGCGCTGACCCGGATCTCCTTCAGCCCCGCCTCGTCCCAGGGGCGGGCGACCGGGCGCCGCGGGTCGCCCCCTTCCCACGACACCAGCACCCGGCAGCCGTCCTCCACCTTCAGCTCGGCCCCGGGGATGCCCGCCCGCAGCGTCACCGCGGTCACGGGGGGCAAGGCGTCGTCGTCGAGCTTCACCTCGACACGGCCGCCGGCGTCGGTGCGGACCACCGTGCCCCAGAAGTGCCCCAGGTAGTCCGTGCGGCGCCGCACCAGGCTCTCCACCAAGGCCACCAGGGCCCCCTTGAGCCGGTCGCCCACCCCCGGGGTCTGGCGCTCCAGCAGCGCCTCGACCCGGAGCTGCTCGGGCTCGATGGTGATCTCGACGTCGCTGACCCGGTCCCCCCGCAGGGTCTGCCCGGGCAGCAGGGTCGGCGCCTCGGTGGCCAGCACCAGCCGGCCCCGGGCCCGGTCGTCCTCGAGGACGACCAGGTCGGCCATCCCCTGGGCCGTGGGCCAGGTCTCGGGGCCCGCCCAGAGCGCGCCGTCGGGCAGGACCCTCCAGGAAGCGCCGGTGCCGTCGAGCAGCCGCCCGAGGGCCTCGGCCGCGGTGCCCCGCAGCCGGGTCCAGCCGGGCGTCAGCACCTCGCCCAGCAGCCCGGGGTCGGCGGTGGACGACAGACGCTCGCCGGCCTCCTCGACCAGGTCGCGCAGGGGCAGCTCGCGGGGGGCGCCCTCGTACCAGCGCGGGGCCAGCTCGGTCCCCAGCCCGCCGGTGCCGCCCACCACCCGGGCCCGCACCTGCCCGGCGAAGACCCCCGATCGCGCCACCACCCCGCGCAGGCTCAGGGCGGCCCCCACGCGCAGCACAACAGCGCCGGTGGGGGCGGTGGCCGCCTCCAGCACCAGATCGGCGTGCCAGACCCCTTGCCGGGGCAGCGTCACGGTGCCGTGCAGGATGGGGTCGGTGTTGAGGAGGCTGTGGGCCATGGGTCAGGGTGCGGCGTCGGTCGTGGCGGGGTCGGGCGCGTCGTTGTTGCTGGGGGCGAAGTCGCCGACGCTCACGCCGCCCTTGGACTTGTCGGGCGTCTTGGTGACGTCCTTGTCTTTCTCGCCAGGCGGGTGGAACTCTTCCCACTTGAGCTTGATCAGCGGGTCGAAGGCCACGTAGCGGCCCAAAAACGTGGTCTCCAGCTCGGTGAGGCCGATCTCTTGGAGAATGGCTTTCTGCTGGCAGACGAAGATCTGGTTGCCCTGCGGGTCCAGGAGCGGCTTGCCGTCGTCCTTTTTTCCGGGGTTGTCGATCTTCGCCGGGAGCCCCTCGATGGCCACGTAGCTGAGCGGGATGGGTTGCCCGAGCTGGTCGTAGAAGAAGCCGAAGCGCAGGCCACCCCCGCCCCCGCCCGTGCCTGTGGCGGTCTTGGGCTTGTGGAACTCCACAGCCTTGATGCTCATCTCAAGGATGCCGTCCTTCAACTCGGGGCCGTCGGCGCTCTCGACGATGATGGCCTCGATACCTCGCATCTTTGTCGCCCAGTGGGCGATGTCGAGGGCGTCGCCGTGGCTGTCGTCCTTCCACTTGGTCAGCGGCTCGAACAGTTCCATTTGGCTCTGGAACTTCTGAAAATCTGCACGATCCAGCACCCGGATCGAGATGGTCACCTCGGCGGGCTCGACCCCCTGCTTGGTGACGACGGCCTTGTTTTTCCCCTTGGCGCTCTTCTTGTCGATCTTGACCTTGCGGGAGATCTTGACTGTGCAGATGCCCACGATCTGCTCGCCCCCCAGAAAAAGAGCGTCGTAGAGGTCGGGCTCATCCTCCCAGTGGGGCAGATCTTCGAGCGTTTCGGTGGCCATCAGGCGGGGGTGGGGCTGAGACCCATCTGCGAAAGGATGTCTTCGAGGGCCGTGGCGACGCCATCAAGGGCCTCGGCGCCGATGGCCTGCGGGCTGGCCCCGCTCCCGTCCATCGCGATGTTGACCGTGACCCCTCCGGCCGCGAGGGTGTTGGTGATGCTACTGCCGCCTTGGCCCAGCACCGGGGCCGGCGGGGTCACCAGGCCGGTCATCGCCGCATCCACCTGGCCCGCGCCCCCCTCGACGCCCTGAGCGAAGCCCTGGGCCGTGTAGCCGCCCATCTCCATCATCACCCGCGAGGGGCTGTGCTGGTCCAGGGTGGTGGAGACGGCGCTCTTCGCGGCGTCGGCCAGGCGCGTGCCTGCGTCGGTGACCGCGGCGACCCCCGCCTCGATGCCCTGGACAAAGCCGGTCCAGAGGTTGGTGCCCATGGCCAGGCCCGCGCTCAGCAGCTCGGCCGGCAGAGCGGCCAGGTAGGCGATCGAGGTGCTCACAGCGCCGCCCACGACCGCGGGGGCTGTGGCGACGGTCTGCACAAAGGCCAGCACCGAGCCGCTGGCGAGCACGATAGCGGCGACCACGGCGGCGGCCACGCCGAGAACGATGGCCAGCCCCTTACCAAAGAGCCTGGCGGCCCCCGCCGCCGATGACAGGTCTTTACCGAAGCCAAGGGACTTCCCCAGGGCCAGCAGCACGTCGACGACCAGGGTGGCCCCCTCGCCGAATCCAGAGAGAAAGCCCTGCACCAGGGGCCGCACCGAGCGCACCCCCGCGGCCACCAGCTCGACGCCCGCGGCGACCCGGTCGAGCAGGGTCTGCAGCCCCTTGTCCCCCCCGGCGCTGGCCAGGGGGCCGAAGAGCATCTGGAGCAGCTCGTTGGCCAGGGCCGAGGCCCCCGCCAGCAGGCGCTTCATGCCGGGGCTCTTCTCGGGGTCGCTGGCGGCCAGCAGGCGCGACAGGGCCCCTTTCAGGGCCCCCTCGCCTGCCCCGCCCTCGATCATCTCGGCGATCTTGAGCGCCAGCAGGCCGGGGCGGAACTGGAGCCCGGCGATCATGCTGCTGATCGACGTGGCGGCCTTGTCGGCCACCGACCCGAGCTTGCCCCCGCCCAGCTCCTCGATGGATTTGACGATGGCCCAGATGCCGGTGTTGCTGTCCACCTTGCCGGCCGAGATGTCCTTGCGCACCTGGGCGGCGGTGCGGCCGGTCTTCTTGCCGATGACCTCCAGCACCTTGCCGACGTTGATGCCGGCCTCGGCGAGCTGCCCCTGCAGCTCCTCCATCTGCAGCACGCCCTTGGAGCGGATCTGCCCGATGGCGAGCATGATGCCGGCCACGTTGGCCGTGGGGCTCATCACCTTGAGGTCCGCGCTGGCCGTCAGCAGCACCCGGGCCTCCTTGGCCGAGAAGCCCTTGCTCACCAGCTCCTGGAGCTGGGTCACGGTCTCGCGCGGGTCCATGTTCCAGCGCGCCGAGAGGTTCACCCCGACGTCGAACACGTCCCTGGCGCCGCTCGCCGACTTCATGATCTGCGTCAGGCCACCGAGGGCGGCCTGCCGGAAGGCGACGGCGTCGATCACCGCATGCGTGAAGGCTGCCCCCAGCGCCGCGACGGCTGTAGCTGCGGCCAGGGCGGCGCCGGCGATGGCCATGAGCATGCCGGCCTGACCTGGCAGGATGCCCTTTACCTCCCCTCGCTGATCTTCCAGGGATTGGCTTTGCTTCCTGGTGTCACCGCCCCAAGCCCGAGCGCGCGCGGCGTTCTGGGCGGCGACCAGGCGATTCTGTTGCTGCAGCTGCTGGCGCTGCTGGGCCTGCTCTTGGCGCGCCGAGGCGGCCAGGGCCCGGACCTCGCGCCGGCGCACCGCCTCCTGGACCCGGGCCCGGTCCTGGGCCGACTTCTGCATGAAGCGGTCGGCTGAGGCCTTCGCCCGGGCCTCGACGCGCGCCTGCCCCTCGGAGGCCCGCATGCGCGCTCGCTCCTCGCGCGCCGCGGCGCTCTTGGCCCGCTCGTTGGCCCGCGCGAGCTGGTTCTCGGCCCGCTCCTGGCTTTTGGAGGCCCGCAGGTTGGCGGCCAGGTCGGAGCGCTGCAGGCGCAGCTGGGCCCGCTGCTTCTCGAGCCCGTCGTTCATCTTGTCGATGGCCGAGCTGGCGAGCTGCTTGTTGACGTCCCGGAGCTTGTCCTCGACGGGCTTCAGCGCCGCGGCAGCGCGCGCGGCGGGGCCGCTCATCGCGTCGGTGAGGCGCAGCTGCCAGTCCATGGTCTCTCAGCTCTGGGGGGTCAGGTTGACGTCGATCTTGATCAGCACCCTGGCCAGGACGCGGTACGCCGCGCTCGCCAGGGGGGTGCGTCTGCCGCGCGCGAGGTCTTCGAGTCCCTCGGCCAGGATCACCTCGTTGCGGGCGGCTTTCGCGGCGAGGTTCGCAATTTTTTTGCTTCCTCGGGCGCCTTGCCGCGGGCGATCTCCAGCGCCAGGGCGGCGACCTGGTCGTCGATGGCGGGGCAGTCGTCGAGCAGCGCCTTCAGCGCGTCGCCGGTCGGGTAAAGGACGACGTCGCGGAAGACCGTCGAGGCCATCTTCAGCGCGCGGGCCTTGTCGCTGGCCATCCCCTGGACCCGCTTGAACTGTTCGCCGGTGAGGCGCTTGAACACGACCGCCACGGGCCCTTCGCTGGCCTCGGCCGTCGTGTAGTAGGCGTTCGGGTGCTCGGCCAGCAGCTGCTCGAGGTCGGCCTCGGGGATCAGCTCGCGAGCCTCTTCGGTCGCCTCTTCGAGGGTAGGTGCAGTCATCAGACCTTCATGCCTTTCATCGACACCTTGCCGCCGTACTTGACGCTCTTGATGTCGAGGTTGAGGGTCACCTCGTTGGGATCAGCGCCATCGCTCGAGCTGTTCTCGACGCCGATCACCGTGCAGCCGATCAGCTCGTCGGTGACGAGCGGCTGGCCGTCGTTGCCGTAGGTCGCCGTGATGTCGAACTCGCTCTCGATCCAGCCGTCGCCGCGCTCGGCGACGATCTGGTCGAAGATCGAGCGCAGGATGACGATCGACCCCTCGAAGTCGATGGTCCCGCGGGTGCGGCCGCGAGCCATCGGGCTGGTGCCGCGGAACTTCCCGACCTCGCGCTTGGTAGAGTACTTCAGCTCCTTGACGTCGTCGTACTGCTTGCCACCCCACTTCACCGCGAGGTCGCCGTGGTCGTAGATGTAGCCGTTGATCAGCTTGGATTCTGCGCTCATCGTCGTGTCCTCAGCTCAGGGCCGGGTTGGAGAAGCCGAACTCGCCCTCGATGTAGTCGGGGTGGAACTTGGGCAGCACGCGCACCCGGTATTTGAGCAGCCCGGAGGCGAGCACGTTGTCGCTGCGAACGACGACGAACTGGGCGTCTTCGGCGTGGTTCTCGTTTACCAGCGCCTTGACCAGCCGAGAGCGCCCGCCCAGTTCGATGCCGATGGCATCACGCTCGGAGATCTTGCCGTCGACGCGGTTGACCCCCTGCTTGCTCCCGACGATCGGGAACATGTAGCGGTACCCCTCGCGCATCGCCTCGTCGAGCACGCGGCCGCGGTGCAGCTCGGTGAAGTCGCTGGTGAGCAAGGCCAGGGTCCGGGCCCGGTTGACGTACACGCCGGTCTGCCCGGGCCACGTCCGCAGGCAGGCGATCCGGCCGTCGTCGAGCTTCGTCGTGGCGGTGGTCTCGTCGTGGTAGCTGTACGAAACCGGGTCGCCAGCGCGGGACTTGAGGGGCCACACGCGCGGCAGCGGGCCGCTCTCGTTGGGGTCGGTAGCGTGCAGCGCGACGCTGATCGCCACCTTGCATGCACGAGCGAAGATGGGCCAGGAGGCCGGCCTCTTCTCGACGCGCGCGCTGAGCACGCTGGTCAGCGCGCAGAAGTCGGCGCCGAGCACCACGCGAGGACAGGCGGCGATGCCGGCCGTGGCGGTCTTCAGCGCGCTGTTGGAGACGCCCTCGGGGCCGTCGATGAAGCCGCGCGCCTGGATGTGGCGGTCGGTGGCGACGGTGGTGAGCTTGCTCTGCACGGCCGCGGCCATCGAGGCCATCGTCGAGGCGTCGGCGGGGATGCCGACGACGTGCAGTAGGCTGAACTCGGTGCCGTCGGCGACCAGGGCGTCGAAGGCGGTGTTGAACTGGTTGACGCTGAAGGTCGGCCCCTTGGCCTCGAAGGGGTAGCGGTCGCCGGCGACGAAGTTCCCCGCCCCGGAGTCGAAGGCCACCGTGATCCCGGTGTTGGGGATGGCGTAGGTGGCGGCGGTGGCGATCTCGCTGGAGTAGGTGCGCCCGCCGTCGAGGCTGTAGGCGAAGGTGGCGGTGGCGACGGCGCCGGCGACGATGATCTTGATGACCAGGTCATAGTCGTCGTTCGGGGTACTGCTGCTGTCGCTGACGTCGCCCAGGCCGCTGCCGACCTGGGTGCCCGCGGTGAGCGATCCGGCCGAGCTGCTCGGGCAGACGAGGAGCACGGTGGCGCCGCCCCCGCACTCCTGGAGCACCTGGGCCGCTTGCTCGACGGCGGGGCCGTAGCCGGCCGCGTCGCGAAGGGCCTGCAGGCTGGTGACGGCCGCCACGGTGTTGGCCGCCAGCGCCGAGCACAGGCCGATGATGGCGAAGACCTTGAGGGCGTCGCCGGCGACCAGGCCGAGCGCGCCGTCGGTCGCGGATTCTTTCAGGTAGGGCTGGGGCATCAGCGCAGGCTCCCGTTGAGGGTTTCGGTGAGGGTGGCGTCAAAATCCGCCTCGCTGAGCTGCCCATTTTCGAGCCAGCACGCGCGCTGCGGGTGAGAGGGGTCGGAGAGTCGGCGCGCCCGGGCTGCGTCGAGAGCCCAGGCGGGGGTGCCCTTGCTCTTCGCCCAGTGCTCGGGGCTCTTGGTCTCGTTCACGTTCAGGTCTCCTCGGACTCGAGCACCCCGTCTCCGGGGGTGGACGTTGCGGGCGTGGCCTGGGCCACGGCGGTGATCTGGGCGGTGGTCTCGCCGGTGGGGGCGAAGGTCTCGGGCGGCAGCGGCGCGGCCTGGGGGGCCGGCAGCTCGACCAGCGCGGGGACCGAGGGGGGAGGCGGAAGCGGCTGCGACAGGTCCACCGAGGGGATGTCGAGGCGAAGCTCTAGCTGGACTGCCAGCACGAAGCCGGCGTCGCGGGTCTGCTGGTCCCAGGGGTGCAGGGTGTCGCACTGGTACTGCCGGCCCCCCCAGGCCTTCTGGATGGCCGTCAGCAGAGCGCAGACCAGCAGGAAGGCGTCGTCGAAGTTGTACCCCCAGCACTCGACCGAGAAGCGCAGGTCGACGCCATCGAGCAGGTGTGCGCTGGTGCCGCTGGCGCGCCGCGGGCCGCGCATGCCGCTGTCCAGCGGCACCCAGACGAAGCGCCGCGGCGCCCCGTGCCGGCCGCTGCCCTGGGTGCCGAACCCGGTGGGCCCGACGTCCTTCAACTCGTCCGCCACCAGGGCGATCAGCTCGGTGGGGGTGTTGGCCTCGGGCATCGGTCAGGAAGGCAGGTAGATGGTCAAGATGCTGCCCATCGCGCCCTCGATCATCGAACGCCAGGGGGCAGGGAGCCGCGAGAAGTCCTCGGCGGGGAGGTAGGGGCGGGCGGGCATCCGGCTGGTGCCGGTGAGGTGGTAGCCCGCGTATTTGAGCGGGATATGCACCCGAATGCCGTTGGCCGCCGGGATCACCCGCACGGCCGCGGCCTGCAGGGCGCCGGTGCGGATCAGCGGCTTGTTGCCGGCCACCGTCGGAGCCCAGGGGGCGCCGTCGGGGGCGGAGCTCGAGGCGAAGCCTCGGGCCACAAGCCCCCCGGCTCGGACGGCGATCAGCGCCAGGGTCTGCTTGTAGCCCTCGCTGCCCAGCCGTTGCAGGCCGACTCGCAGCTTGCGCAGCTTGTCGGTGTCGCCGACGAGGCTCCCGAGCGGCATGGGCTACCGCCTGCGTGGGCGGCTGAAGGTGTAGGGGGCGTCATCGGCCACCGTGGGGGTGCTGTCGACGTACTCGTCGGAGCTGCCCGCGCGGTGCTCGGCGATGTCGATCACGGACGCTCGGGCCTTGGTGTGCCTGCCCTCGATGTCCTTGTCGCCGGTCTGAGGGGTCACCCCGCGGTTGCTCAGCACCGTCCAGGCGACGATCTCGCTCAGCAGCATGGTGAGCGAGACCGACCACTTCACCAGGGGCAGCTTGAAGCGCTTGCCGATCTGGTCGTCGACCCACCCCGTCCAGGCGATCAGGTGCCGCGCGAGCTTCTCGTGGCTGACGCTCGCCAGGGCCTCGGCGGCGACCCCGTAGGTGCTCACGTCGGCCGGGGTGGCGTAGAGCAGCAGGGCCTGGCCCGCGAGGCTGAAGGTGAAGCTCGGCCCCGTGCCACCCAGGACCCAGGAGGCTCGGACGTAGCGGTCGGCGCCTGCGAAGGCCCGGACGACAGGGCCGACGGCGGTGACCGCGGTGAAGTTGTCGAGTAGGCGCCAGACAGAGCCGTCGGCGCTGGTCTCGATCTTGACCTGGAGCGACGGGCCGGCGCCGCTGACCGCCGAGACGGCCAGGGTCAGCAGCAGCCCCGTCTTGATGCCCAGATCGACCGACGCACCTGTGCCCGAGGCGACGCGCGCGGCGCTGGCGAGCAGGGTGACGTCGGTCGAGCTGGGCATGGGCTCAGGTCAGGTCGTCGCCCACCTCGGCCACCTCGAGCATGAGGTAGCCGGAGCCGGCGGTGAACGCCGAGGTGATGCGGTTGAACTTGATGGTGTCGCCGGGGACCAGCACCACGACCTGGTTGCCGCTCATCTTGGCGCCGACGGTGCCGCCCTTCTGGCCAGCGACCAGCGAGGCGGCGACGTCACCGGAGGCGCCGCCGAGGAGGTCGCCCGCGGTGTTGTAGGCGCTGTTCGAGGAGCTGGCACCGATGGCGCTGGACGAGCCGCCCGTGAAGCCGGTCTGGACGTTCCACCAGGCCTTCTTGACGACGAGGTTGTGCCCGGCGGGCACCGTGAACAGCACGGCGCCGTCGGCGGTGTCCTTCGAGATGGCGAGCTTGAGGACGGCCGAGCCGAGGCCCGAGGCGCCGGTGACCTTGCTGTGGCCGTGGGGAGAAAAGATGCTCTGCATGGTGGTCTTGTCCTTGGGTCAGGGAGGGGTCAGACGGCCTCGCCGTCGACGCTGAAGGTGAACGAGGGGGTGGTGCCGCTGATGGTCCAGATGGCCCGCACGAAGCGGTCGGCGCCGAGGAAGCTGGCGCGCTGGGAGCCGGCGGCGGCGAGGGCGGTGAAGCCCCCGATCGTCCGCCAGGTCGAGCCGTCGGCGCTGGTCTGGATGTCGACCTGGAGCGACGGCAGGGTGCCGGCGGCGGCGGTGACGGTGAGGTCGAGGCGCAGGGTGCCACGGTCGCCCAGCTCCACCGCCGAGCCGCTGTCGGAGGCGGTGCGGGCGGCGAGGGCCGCGAGGTTGACCTCTTTGGTGTCGGCGAACTCGCCGTTTTGCTTCACGTAGGGCATGGGTTCCTTCAGGCTGTGAGCGCGGCGAGGGCAGCGAGGATGGCCTCGGCCTCGCTGGTGGAGAGGTCGGGGAGGTAGAGGGTCAGCTCGTCGACGTCGGCGCCCGCCAGGTCTTCCTGGGCGGCGTAGCCGATGGTCTGGAGCTGCGAGAGGAAGGGGAAGGTGGCCGGCAGCGCCGTCGCGGGCGAGGTCGCCTCCTGCTTCGCCCGCCAGACCGCCGCCAGGCCAGGCAGGCCCTGGCGGTCGGCTTCGAGGCGCTTGAGCAGGCGATGGCGACGGGCGCTGCCGATCTCAGCCACGGCCGCGCCCGCGGCGGTCGGCCGGGGCCGGGGCCGGGGCCGCCGCGGCGGGCTCGGCGGCCTCGGGGGCGGGCGCGGGGGGCGGGGCCGGCAAGGGCGGCGGGGGCGCGGCCTGGGCAGCCTTGCGGGCCGCCCTCGCTCGGGCGCGCTGGAAGTTGCTGAACATCGAGGGCCCCTCGCTCAGTTGTGGGTGATCTTGACCACGCCGCACTTCGTCCCGTTGGGGTGGCGAATGTAGCGGTGCGCCGCCCAGTAGATGTGCGTCGCGGTCACCCGGCTGTTGGCCAGGATGTCCTTGTCCTCGTCGCTGTTGTACTCGCCCAGCCAGAAGATGAGCGAGCCCTTTTTCAGCAGCAGGGAGGTGTACTTGGCGGGGCTGTCGCTGCTCGGCGCCAGGCGGTCGCTGACCAGGACGGGGATGCCGCAGAAGCGGTCGAGCTGGCCGTCGGTGCCGTCGACGAACAGCGGGCGGCCCGTGCTGTCCTTCAGCTTCAGCATGTCGCCCTTTACCTTGGAGTGAATGACCATGCTGGCGATGTCCTCCTGCTCGTCGCCCCAGAGCATCTTGCCGTCGACGATCAGGTCGTAGTCGATCTTACGGGGGGTGCCGGCGCTGTAGACGTCGAGCGTCAGCAGGCCGGAGCCAGCGGCGGCGCCGACGTCGATCAGGGCCTTGTCGGCGCGGCGCTCGGTGGCGACGCCGATCTGGCGGCCGCCCTCCAGGTAGGGGTCCTCGACCCCGGACAGCGAGGCCCAGACGGTGGACTCGAGCGCGATGCCCGAGTGCTGGACGGTGGCCTCCTCGACCGAGGTCGACAGCCCCTTGGGGGTGAGGGCGTCGCCGTCGGCGGAGAGGTCCTCCAGCTCGCCGACCGTCCCGAAGTAGGGGACGATCACCTTCTTGCCGAGCTTGGCCTTGCCGGCGGGCATCCCGGTCCTGAAGATGGCCGCGCCGCTCTTGCGCATCACGGACATGCCCGCGAAAACGCCCTTCAGGGCGTCGTCGAGCAGCTCTGGGGAGAAGACGTCTCCCTGCTTGGAAAAACTCATGGTCTTGTCTCCTCAGCGCTTCCCGGCGGTGCGCCGCTGGTGGTCTTCTTTGAGGGCCTTGTAGGCCGCGGGGTTGTCGTTCATCAGCCGATGCTTCTCGGCGCGGCTCATCTCCTCCCAGAGCTTGCCCACGAGGGCCCCCTCGGCCGACGGCTGGGGGCCGCCCGCGCCGCCCGGCAGCACCGGGGGGCTGGCCTCGATCTCGGCCTTGTAGGCCGCGACCTTCTCGTCGGTGTCGAGGCTGAGGGTGCCGGCCTTGATCGAGGCGCGGGCGGCCTCGACCTGGGCGGGGGTGCGCTTGCCGGTGGCGACGGCCGAGGCGAAGAGGGCCTCGACGGCGGCGGTGCGGGCGGCGACCTTCTCGGCGGCCACCTGGGCCACGAGGGCGTCGTAGGCGGCAGCCGTCTTCTGCCAGCCGCGCACGGTGCCGAGGGCCTCGGCCACGGTGGCCTTGCCGGTGAGGGCGACCAGCTCGTCGCTGGTGCCCTTGATCTTGACCACGGCGGCGAGGATCTCGGCCTCGCTCGCCTCCTCGGGCATGCCGAGGGTGAGGGCGATGGATTTCATGTACGTTTCCTTCGTTGAGGCGCGCGCGAAAAACGAGCGGCCGGGCGTCGTGACGGGAGGGGCGGCGGCAGCTTTCTCGGCCACGCCGTGCGCGTAGGCATAGGCCTCGGCGGTGGGCAGGACGCGGTCGGCGAGCCCCGCGGCGACGCCGGCCTGGCCGCGAAACACGCCGGCCTCGAGCGCCTTGACGGCGTCAGCGGTCATGCGGCGCGCGGCGGCCACGCGGGCGAAGAAGAGCCCGGCCGTATAGTCGATGTCGGCCTGCATCCGGGCGACGGCCTCGTCGCTCCAGGGTCGGCAGGGCGAGCCGTCGGCCTTCTGCTTGCCGCTGGCCATCACCGCCACCCGCACGCCGGCGTCCTTCAGGGCGGCGCTGACGTTGGTGTAGGTGGCGATCACGCCGACGCTGCCGACGACGCCGGTCGGGGGCAGCAGGATCTCGTCAGCGACGCAGGCCAGCGCGTAGGCCGCGCTGGCGGCGCACTCGTCGACGACGGCGATGATCTTCTTCCCCGCGGCAGCCTTGGCGGCGAGGATCTGGTCGCAGGCCTCGAAGCAACCGGCGACCACGCCGCCGGGGCTGTCGAAGCGCAGGGCCACCGCGCCGACGGACGGGTCGCGCAGCGCCGCGCAGGTGCGCTTGGCGACGGCGTCGTAACCATCCCACCACCACCAGGCTTCGCAGCGCTGGTCGAGGGGGCCGTTGATCTCGACGATGGCCAGCGGGCCGTCGCAGCGGTAGCGGCAGCTGGGGTCAACCCAGCCGTCATCCTCCTCGTCATCGTCCTCGCTCGGAGGCTCGCAGAAGGGGGGCCAGGTGCGGTCGAGGGCCGACGGCTCCAGCAGCAGCAGCTCGCTGCCGGCGGCGAAGAGCCGAGGGGTCGTGTCACGAAGGATTTTCACCAGTACACCGCGATCTTGGTGGAGGTCGTACCGTCGCTCGACTTGGCGATCTTGCTGATCTGCACGTCGTCGACGTCGCCAGCGTTGTAGGTGACCACCACCTTCTTGGTGGGGTCGTCCTTGCAGTAGAATGCCACGTCGCCGCCGACGATCACCCGGATGCGACGGCAGGCGTCGCTCCCGCCATCGGCGTCCGCGAGCAGGTCGATGTCGGTGGAGAAGTCCGAATAGACCTTCACGCGCCTGGCGGGGCTGAGGCTGTTGGGGTCGGTCATGGGGGTGGGGGCTCCTGGGGTGCAGGCGAGGGAGGCGGCGGAGCGACCGGCGCGGGGGCCTCGGGCAACAGGGGGATGTCGTGCCGCTCGATCAGCTTGGTGCTGTCGGTGCGAGGCTCGGCCGCCTTGAGGGCCGAGATGCCGTCGCCCAGGGCCTTGTAGCCAGCGCCGCGCTGGGAGAGCTCGTCGGGCTTGGGCACCGGGTACGAGGGCCACTGGGCCAGCTCGGGGTCGCCAAAGTTGGCCTCGGCGTAGGGGGCGATCACCTGGTCGTGGACGAAGGCGCTCCAGACCTCGGCGTCGAAGGCCGCCAGGTCGTAGCGGATGTTCTCGCCCGCGGTGGCCCCCGTGTTGGCCCCCTTCACCTCGGCGTTGTTGGCGTGGCCGATGATCGCCACGGCAAACGCGGTATCAGCGGCCTCGATCTGGCTCTTGTAGAGGTCGCCGGTCGCCTTGCTCTCGAGGAGGTTGGCCTTGTAGCCGTTGGGGGTGACGGTGACGGCGTCCTGCCCCGCGTTGGCCATCCCCTCGCCGATCTTGGTGCGCTCCTCCGGGTTGGCGTGCTCGGAGGCCTCGACGAAGATGTGGGCGCCTTTTTCGCTGTGGCGGCTCCAGTCGTCCATGCCCCGGTGCTTGAGCAGCCACCAGGCCTTGAGGCCGCGCCAGGGGGCCGTCGCCCAGGGGCGCGAGGTGCCGTAGGGGGTGAACAGCAGCCAGCCGTTCTTCCCCGGCGTCACCCACTGCTCGGTGCCGTCGGCGAGCCGAGCCAGCCAGACGTTCGCCCGGGGGTCGAAGCGCAGGTGCCGCGGGTGCCAGAAGCGGATCGTGGGGACCAGGCGCCCCTTGTTCATCCGGGCCCGAGGCTTGTCCTGGATGGCCGTACCGGGCACGCCGGGCACGGGCATCCAGGGCTGGTCTTCCCACCACTCGAGGCGCCCGAGGGCGACGCCGAGCAGGATGCCCCAGGTGAGAAAGAGGGCGCTCTCGCCGACGGGGCAGAGCTGCCAGAAGTCTTCGCCCTGCTCGAGCGCCTTGCCGACCCGACCGTGCCGGCGACCGTCGCCGCTGGACGGCTCGAAGGTGGGCTTGAGCCCCAGCAGCGCCTGCACCCGGGTGCGCAGCACGGCGGGCAGGCGGTCGTCGCCCAGCTCGGTCTCGCAGGCGTCGGCGGCGAGCCGCAGGTGGCCCATGTCCGCCTGCATCTCGGCGACCTGCATCAGCTCCGAGGACCAGGCCGTCACCGGCATGGTCGGCGGGACGTGCAGGATCGCAGCGGAGGCGGGGGGCTTGGCGGTCATCTGCGGGTGGATCGGACGTGGGTGACGGTGGTGTCACCGTTGGGGGGGCGGACCATCAGCTCGGTCAGGCCCCAGACCAGGGCGTCGAGGCGGTCGGGGCTCTCGGGCTCCTCGTTTGGGTCCCAGGTGCAGAGCTGGTCTTCCAGCCCGGGGAAGGCCCCGGCGTGGCGCACGCGGCCCTGCTCGTAGAGGGTCGTGACGGGCTCGGCGCGGGTCTGCTTGCCGCGGCTGGCGTGGACCCCTTTGTAGGGGGGGGAGGGCTTCTTGAGGGCCCGGGCGGTGGCGACGATGTTGGCCTCGACCAGGGCGCCGCCGTTGTTGACCTCGGCGACGACCAGGTTGGCCTTCCACAGCTCGAAGGCCCCGAGCACCTTGAGGCCCCACTCGCCGGGGGTGTAGACCCCGGAGAGATCGTCGAGCAGGTAGCCCAGCTCATCGACCCCGAGGCCGACGATGACGATGCCGGTCTCGTTGCTCTTCGGGTTGGTGCTGACGGCGGGGTCGACGGCGACGACGATCCGGCGCATGGCCGGCAGGGCCTCACCGAACCGACAGCGGCGGGCCTCGATCCAGCCGCGTTTCCAGAGGGCGCCTGGCACGTCGGTGAGGATCTCGCCGCCGATCTCCTGGCGACCGAGCCGGGTGCCGTCGTACTTCTGCAGCAGCCTCTCGACGAACCTGGGGGCCAGGTTGTCGGTGTTGGCGTAGGTGCTGCCGCGGGTGACGTGGGTGGTGGGGTCGGCGACCAGCTCCCGGACCAGCGGGGTTGGGCGGGGGGTCGTGGTGACGACGACCTGGGGGTTGTCGCCGAGGCGCAGGCCGAACTGGAGCTGGTCCCAGGTCTCGGCGTACTTCCAGGCGGCGAGCTCGTCGCACCAGGCCCGGTCGTACTGGGGGCCCCGGAGCATGTCCGGCTTCTCGGCCGAGAACAGCGTGGCCAGGGCGCCGTTGGGCCAGGTGAGGCGCCGCTTGCTGGGCTCGTAGAGCGGGCGGTTCCAGGGGGGCGAGATGGCCAGCAGGCCGCTCTCGCCCTCGACCATGACGTCGCGGGCGTCGGCGGCGGTCCTGGCGACCAGCGCCAGGCGCCGGGCGCCCTGGGTCTCGACCCAGTCGCGCACCGTCTCGGCGCCGGTCCTGGTCTTGCCGTACCCCCTGCCCGCGAGCAGCAGCCAGGTGTTCCAGGTGCCGGGCGGTGGGCGCTGGTCTGGCCTGGACCAGAAGGACCACTCGTAAAGGAGGGCTCCCTTCGCCTCCTCCGTCGGGGCCAGGGCGTTCAGCTCCGCCTCCCGCTCCTCCGGGGGCAAGCTTTTCAGCCAGCTTGCGACGGACTTCTGCGGCGGCGGCGACCATCTCGTTCTTGTCGTTGTCGGGGTCGACGCCTGCAAGCCTCAGCCTCATCTCGATGGCTTTTCGCAGGGCCTCCTCGCTGCGGAGGTAGCCGAGGATCGCGTCGGGGTCGTTGTCGCGCACCCGGCGGTAGAGCTGGCGGGCGACGCGGTGCAGGCGCTTGCCCTGGGCGTCGAGGGCGGCGAGGTCGAGGTCGAGGGAGGCGACCACCCGGGCGCGGACGGCGTCGCGTGTGGCCTGGCGGTCGTCGGCCTCTTCCGCGCGCCGGGTCCGGCGCTCGATGTCTTCTTCGTCTCGGAGGCGCCGGAGCAGCTCGACGACGGCCTTGTGCGAGACCTTGATCTCGTGGACCTCGTGCAACCACTCGGCGGTCTTGCGCGTCGTCCAGCCGTGGCGGGCCTGCTCCCGGACCTGCTCCCAGAGATGCTCCGGGATCTTGGGGACGCTGGCCACCGCGGGCTCCTTGGTTCGGCGTGGGTCACCCTGGGAAGGTGTGGGGAGGTCGGAGCCCCAGCGCCCTGCCAGCCGAGGCAGATAGATGGGGGGGGGTACGGAGGCGGGCGCTGTGCGGGGCTCCTACTCCGGGGTGAGCGGCCCCTTCAAAATGACCAACTATGACCAACTATGACCAACCTCACCCGGCGAGGCGTTGCACCAAGGCGAGCGAGTCCATCTCTTCGCCGTAGACCGCGAGTAGACGCGTCAGCGGGATCTCGACTTTGGCGCCGCGACCTCCGGGCGCGATGAGTCCGTCCCTGATCAGCTTGCGGTGCATCTGTCGACGGCGCTTGCCGAACATCGCTGCGACATCGGCCACCGTGAGCATTGCTTTCATCG